TCAAAGATCTGTGTGACATGTATAAATAACGCTATAAACATTAATCTTGTCAACAATTAATTTCACATAGTACCCAGCGATTTTCGCCAGTACAACAAACGTCTGTTAGCTATGCCAAACACATGTTTAGCGCAGCAAGAACAGATGTTAGCTATACCATACACATATGGCCCTATATCGAAATGGCATCCCCCCGACATGCGGGCCACGTATAAAAAAGCACCTCCGAAATTCCCACCTATTTTTCAAAAGCTATGAGTGGATATAATGGATCTTTTTCGGGCCTGAGGAAATGTTTTGACAACTGCCGTTTTACCTGCTATTATTATAATATGTATAATCAGAATAACAGGGTTGGCGGAATCAGGACTTTATGGAAAGCTCATGCTGATGTTAGATCAGGGGTTGTTAGTGAGCTTCTCGGAACAGAGACATCTAAGGCTATAGCCGAGACAGCGGATGAACTGGGCCGGAGGGAGGGACAGATTGAGTTACGCCCAACATCCAGCCCTGCACGTAGCTTAGACTGTAAACTTCCCTCCGTACCCTAAAGGTTAAAAATATGCCAGCAGGTAGACAAGGTAGACGTAGAGAGATAGATAGTTCAGTTATTATAAATGCTCTTACGGGAACAAGGACATTAGAGCAAGCAGCTGGAGTTATTGGGTGTAGCGCTCCTGCGATTAGTGCAAGAGCAAAGCAAGATGTAGAAGTCAAGACAGCAGTCCGTGAACAGGAACGCACTCGAGAAACAGAAATTGCAGAAGCCATTATAGACTGCAAGGGCATATTGTCCAAAGTCGCTAGTCGCGTTGGCCTCGGTAGCGGAGCTGCTGTTCGTCATCATATTGCAAGGAATCCGAGACTCCGTGACCTCTTTAATGAGGCAAGAGAAAAGGTAGTAGACACGGCTGAAGACAATGTGTTTGAAGCTGTTGAAGAGGGTAATCTTGCGTATAGTTGGAAGGTCTTGCAGACGCTTGGTAAAGACAGAGGTTACACAGAACGTAAAGAAATTGAAAGTCAGCAAGTACACTCTATAGATGAAGCAAGCACAGATCAACTAATAGCAGCTCTTAATCAAGCTGCATCACGGCCAGAGGCCATAGAAGCTGAATTTAGTGAAATTAGTCCAGAAAGTCAAAAACTAGTTATGGAAGCACTAACAGAGGCGGCTCCGCCAGAAAGCACTGTTGATAATGAGTGAACCTTTAGGGGAGAAGGTTGATCTTACTGTCAAGGATGCTGCGGTAGAACTTGCACGTAGACAGGCCGCGAAGAAATCGCTAATAGACTACTGTAAGTTTATGGATCCCAGTTATGAGCCGTTCGATATACATCGACTAATAGCTCGTAAACTTGAGGATGTGGAGGCTGGTAGATTAAGGCGTCTTGCTATATTTGTGCCACCGGCCATTGGCAAGTCCCGCCTCTCTAGTGAGTTTTTTCCTAGTTGGTTTTTCGGTAGGAATCCCACGCACGAGTTCATCGAGACTTCTTATGATGAAGCTCTTGCAAAGAGTTTTGGTAGGAATGTAAGGAACTTTTTACAGCATCCTAAATATGCTTTACTCTTTCCAGAAGTTGCATTAGCCAGTGATGCTACGGCTATGGCAGAATGGAAAACTAATCAGGGTGGTGAATATAAAGCAGAAGGTGTAGGCGGTGGACTTATAGGATTTCACGGTCACATTGCTGTAATTGATGACCCTTTTAAGAGTTACGAAAGTGCACTCAGTGATAACCAAAGAAGGATGGTTTGGGACTGGTATGCAGGTGTTCTTTTAAATCGTCTACGTTCTTACAAGGATGGGCCTGGAAGTGTTATCCTAATAATGCAACGTTGGCATGACGATGATTTAGGTGGTAGAATAGAGAAGCTTCACGAGGAAAGTGAAGAAGAATGGGACATTGTTAAGGTTCCGTCTTTAGCGGAAGCAGATGATCCTCTTGGTCGTGAAGAAGGTACACCACTTCTTCCTGAGGGTCCGAATAGAAGAACAAAAGATGAGCTAGAGCAGTTACGTAAAAGGAATCCTAATATCTTTATGGCCGTACATCAGCAAAAGCCATTTTCAGATGAAGGGGATTTATTTAAACCACAAGACTTGCGTCTTTATAATAGAAGTGAATTGCCAGAGAATATAACGCTTTATGGAACAAGTGACTTTGCTCTAACAGAAGGTAGTGGTGATTACACAGTTCATATGATTTTTGGTGTGTGTTCAGAAGGTCACCTTTGGATTATTGATTTGTGGCGTAAGCAAGTAGACATTCTTGGTGGTGTTTCTAGTTGCATTGAGCTAATGCTTGAGTATGAACCTTTACAGTGGTTCTTTGAAAAAGTACATATGCAAAAAGCTATAGGCCCAATTCTTACAAAAGCACGTAAGGAAGCAGGAGCTTGGACATCATGTGTAGATGTGTCAGTTATTGGAAAGGGTCGTAAGGATTCTCCACAGCGTGCAGGTTCTATTGCTGGAGCTATGCAGATGGGTTACGTTCACGCACCCTCAGCCGCTCCCTGGCTTGCAGACTTTCAGTATGAGTTAACAAAGTTTCCTAACGGTAAGAATGATGACCAAGTAGATGCCTTTGCTCTTATAGGTATGAAGCTAGATGATCTGCTTATAGCTAAAGGCTTAGATCCTGTAGATGAAAGTGGGTTTAAGTTAGAAGTTCAAGGTTTAACATTTGATGATTACCGTGAAATGAATACAGATAGAAGGCGTGGACGATCATGGCATAGAGGGGCTGTAGTACTTCCTTTCCCCGAAAAGAGTCCTCTTGATGAAGATTGGGACTCAGAACAGGCGATAAATGTATCCTGATACAGAAGAAGAAAGAGTGGCATATTGGCAAAATCAAATTGCCTATAGCCAGCAAAAAGCTAAGCCTTTATTTGAGGCTTGTGAAGTTTTACAAAAACAATATTATAATGAAGCATCTACAGATCGTGAAGCGACTGAAGGTGATGACTATGATGAAGATCACATTAGAAGAACTAAAAGCGGACTTATATTTGGTTGGATTGATCAGTCTATTGCTAATATGCTTGATCGTGCTCCAGTCTTTAAGGTTCATCCACAGAATAGGAATGCAGCTGAAAGATTGGACGATAAAGATCCTCAAAGTTTAAGTTACTCACAAGCAGTAGAAAAAGTAGTAAATTATCGGTACAGAGAGACTAATCAGTTAAGAGTAGATGAACGGATAGTTCTGGACGCTTTTCTTAATCCTTACGGTGTTGCTAAGTTAGGCTATACGTTAGATACTGACGAACTTAAAAATGAATTAGTTTTAGAGTTAGAGGGGGCATTAGAGGCGGATGAAGATCCAGAAGAAGAAAATACTTTATTGGCTATTGGGCAACCATTACGAGTGGAAACCAATAACGATCATCAGTTTCATCTCGAAAGCCACAAAGCGTTACGTTCGGAAATTAAAGCACAATTTAAAATATCTAAAACACCTAAGTCAGATCGTGCTCCTATTTTAGAGGCTATTAGTAATCACATTAAATTGCATGAGCAGTACTTAAATAGATCAGAGCCAAGTGCAAATACTAATGTACGTAGAGGCGCTCCATATGCAGTAAGGTGGAGACCTGACATGTTCTTAACTGATCCATTTTCAGAAGAAGGTCCTAATGACGCAAGATGGGTTGCCTTTGGTTGGGAACTTCCGTTAGCAGAAGTACAGGCTAATCCAGGTTATAAAAACACTGCAGACATAGAACCAAGTAGGTATGCAGATGCTCCTCAGTATGATGAGGGAGAAGAAGTAGAAGATGGTTTTGATGTAGTTCGTGGTTGGGAAATATGGGCAAGAAACTTTCCTGTAGCTCCCGGGAAGTTTAGAAATCTTCTTATAACTATTGTAGAAGGTTCAGATGTTTTTATACAAGAGGAAGAAGAGTGGCCATATGATAGGATGGATAACTATCCTGTAGAAGTTGTATCTTATCATACAGGAATGAACAGTTGGTATCATCTTCCTACATTGCTTCTTGGTGGAGGCGATACAGTCCAAGCTCTTATAAATGAGATCTTAGATTCGTTCTTGTCTACTATAAGAAAGCAAAAGAACGTCTGGCTTGTTGATCCGAAATTAGGGATCAACAAAACTGTAATAGCGGATATGTTAGATGCACCTGATGGTAGTGTTATAGAAGTGCCGGGTCTTGGTGAACGTGGAGCTAGTAATGCTATTTTAGCTTTGCCTTTCCAGCAAGTGCCTAACGAGAAGAATGAAATGATGGCACTTTTACAACAGATGTTTGATAGGTCTGTAGGAACGCCACAACCAGTTGCTATGCCACGAGTAGATACAGCAACAGAAGCTAGTATAATGGAAAGACGTAATACTAGTCGTGAGAATAGGCGTAGTGCGTTGCTAACAGAATTTCAAGTCCGCAAAGCACGTAAGATGTTGCAGATGGATTTACAATACTTACCAGATCAGCTTTTCTTTATTGATCGTAGTGCAGCTAGTTTTGTTGAGATAACGCCCGAAATGGCTAGAGGTGAATACTGGACAACAATGGATGTTACAAGTCATGCTTCAGCAATAAACGTAGAACGTAAGCAATTAATGGACTTGTTAAACTTATTTACGGGTATGACACCGTTGATGGTTGAGTCGTTTGGACTTCCTCCGAATATACCTGAACTTGCTAGACGTATACTTGTTCGTGGTTTTAATGAAGAGACAGTTGAAGAACTGCTCCCAATGTTGGAGTACTCAAGTAACATGTTGCGTAATCAAGGATTGCAAAAAGCAGCTGAAATGGAACAACAACAAGGACAACAGCCACAAACGCAACAAGGCACAGCACCACAATTTGAAGATCCACAAGCACAAGCTGCACAAGATGCAGTTACGGCAGGACAAAACGCAAATACGGGAATTGGGCCTCTTAATCCACAAGCCTTTGCTGAGGGTGTTGCCCCAAGTGAGGGTGGGCAAGCTGCTGAAGCAGAAGCCTCTTAACTTTATTGCAGGGTGAAACATAGTTATGGGAACATTTAGTAATCCAAGTGAATGGCCTAAAGATCGTTGGCCTAATTTTAGTGTTAACGAGATGAAGTGTAAAGAAACTAATGTTTGTTTTATTGATGAAAGTTTTATGGATAAGTTACAATTATTACGCAGTGACTTAGGGCGTCCGTTAACTATTACTTCTGGTTATCGTGATGTTTCTCATCCTATAGAAGCTGCTAAAATAAAAGGCGGAAAGCCGGGAGGTGCTCATACAACAGGTAAAGCAGTTGATATTGCTTGTGATAGAGAATTAGCGTATGAAGTGTTAGCAAGAGCTATGAAGTATGGTTTTACTGGAATAGGCATTAAACAAAAAGGTGATGGTAGGTTTCTTCACTTAGACACCATCTCAGACTCAGATAACTTTCATGTTCCACGTCCAACGATATGGAGTTATTAATGGCTAAAGCATTTTGGGATAAAAAGAATCCTAAGAAAAAGAGTAAAGCTCTAACACCTGCACAGAAGTCAGCAGCTAAAGCAAGAGCTAAAAAAGCAGGTAGGAAGTATCCTAATTTAGTAGACAATGCGGCTGTAGCGCGTAAACGTAAAAAACGATAGGAGTTATTGTTATGCCACCAAGCAGAATAGAAAGAAGAAGAAAAAGTAGAGCACAAGGAAATGTTTTTAAAGATACTAGAGTAGGAAGAGCTTTATCTGATGCCTTAGGTGCTGGTGCAGGAAAAGTTAAAGATGCACTGTCAACACCGTCTAATTATGATCCATACAGTGAACAAAGTTTTGCTGAAAGAACTGGTCGTAAACCTAAATTTGTTCGCAGG